TTAGTGGACTACGATCGTTTCATTTTTCGGTTTTCGCACAATTTCGCACAATTGATTTCCAACACGGTCGACCGCTTCGCGCTTCATCGGATCCTCCGATTGGATGTAGATGAACTGCGTCTCCACGTCGGCATGGCCCACGATGTCAGCGATCGCCCTTGCGGGGATGCCGGCCGAGTGGGCAAGAGTCTGAAACGTTCTTCTAAACGTTAACCAGGTTGCATGAGGGACTCCGATGGCGTCACACGCCGGGAAGACGTGGCGCCGGAGAATGTTGTTGGAGTTTTCCAAGCGATTGGTTCGTGTCCCAAAGACCAGGTCTTCGGGTTTTCGCTTCCGTGCGCGGCCGACCCAATCCTGGATCAGCTCGAGTACCCAAGGGTGCACGTCAATCGCGCGGAGACCCGCTTCGGTTTTCGGAGTATCGATCGTGCCCAGGTAGGAAGCCTGAGCCACCGTAATCCGTCCGAAACGCCTGTCGCCGGCCGCCGCCACAGCGACGTCGCACAATCGGAGTGCGAGCAGTTCGCCGCGGCGCATGCCGCTCGTGATGGCGAGGGCCGCCATCACCTTTGCTTTACCGGACAGCGCCCCGATCAGGAGGCCCGCCTGTTCGGCCGACAGCGCCCACTTCGCAAACTTCGGTTTCAGCTTGGGAAGACGGACGCCTTCAACAGGATTAAACGGCACGCCGGTTCTGGGATCGACCGGCTGCCGGTACCACTCGAGGGCAGACTTCATCACGGCCCGCAACACTCCCCGTATGTCATGAAGAGTGTGTGCGGAGTACTCCTGCCGCGCCTGGCCGGACTGATAGCCGGCCTCGCGCAGCTCCGTGAAGAAGCGCTGGATGTTGGCGGTTGTCAGTTCCGAGACAAGTCCCGGACCAAACCGCGGAGTCAGATGGACGTCCAGGATGGTTTTGCGGCCCACCCGGGTCGATAATTTTTCGTACATCGGTAGAATGTCCCGTTCGTAACGGGCGGCGAGTTCACTGAAGTTCGGGATCTGCAGGGGAGGTGGAAGGACCACCTGCCGGGCGGCAGCGAGCCGATCGGCAAGCGTGGACTCGGCATCGCGTTTCGATACGCCGGCGCCGAGTTTTTCGTACTTCATCACGCGCCGCTTTTCTCCGGCGTCGTTGAAGACGGTTTCCCACCAACGGATTGCTAATCCTTGCTTCAGCTCCACAAGCGCACCCGTCCCGTAAGGACGAGGTTGCTTTCGTCGAGCCATGAGAGAGATAAACCTTTCCCTCATTGACGCACGTTGTTCTGGTGCGGACGGGATTCTATCCACGACCCTCCCGTGTTCACGAGATATCTTTTAGTTTTCGAAACGGCTTACAAACACAAACGGACGGAAACTACCTCTTGCCGCCCCGTTGGCGGTCAATCCAGGCTTTCAAACGGGACTCTTCAAAGCGTGTGTACCGGCCTACCTTCACGTAAGGCAGGGGGTTGGCGGCTTTCGGTGTGGCGTGTTGGTAGACCCAGCTGGGAGCGACAGAGAGCAGCTCCGCGGCCTCCTCGACAGTAAGGAGTTGCTCGACTTCGGCGGGTGCCGAATCCACGACCCGAGGAAACGCCGATTCCACGCGACTCATTAAACAGACCTCTTCTGGGACGGAGAACAGACAGAATGGAGGGGCTACACATCCACAGTCACTCTGCCGAAAATCGAGGGGAATGCCCGCAAAGCACTCCCCTCACCTCGACGAAAAAAAGACGACTCAACCAAAACGATTGCGACGACGGGATTTGAACCCATGACCTCCAAGTTATGAGCCTGGCAAGCTGACCTCTGCTCTACGCCGCGAGAAACATTGCTACGCCAGGTTGGGCTCCCAGTGGGCGTCCGGAAGCGTCCAGACGTTGTCCTCTCCGTAGGGCAGCCCGATCTTCCCGGCGATCGCGTTGATATAGCCGACCTTTTTGGACGGATCGGTTTCGTAGGCATTTTTTCGGAGCACTTCCACAAAGCCCGACAAGCTCATGCCGTAGTAGGCCGCGACGATCTCTTCCGGGATTTCCCCAGACAAGCCCATCTCGGGAGTGATGTAATCACCCACCCTTTTCTCCAGCTGGAGCTTGCGAACTTTTTCCTCGAGCTCTCTGAGTTTTTCTTCAGTGCTGGCCAATTTACGCCGCCTTTCTCTCGCCGGGATCCGGATCGTCGTACTCGGCGGATGGTTTGGGTTTAAGGAACACGGCGCCGATGAAGACGCCCATGCAGAAACCGGCGAGAACTGAGGAGAAGATGACGACAGCGAGCAACACGTGGAGGTCAGAGAGGTTATCCATGGGACCTCCGGATGTTGCCGGCGCGGCGGTTGCCTTCCCGCTCGCGCCGCTTCCGATCGATATAGCGCTGCCGTTTGCGCAGCGCGCTGAATTTCTTGCCGAGGGGGCTGCGCGAGTCGCGGGGTGACACGAACTTCTTGCCGGCCGCGAGCATCTTTTCGGCCTGGTCGAGCTCCTTCGCCGCGGTTAGCAGCCTTTCGTGGCCCGTGAGCTCGCCGGCGTCGCGCCGCCGCCGCATTTCCTCGGGAGGGAGAAGTTCGCCCGTACGGCTATCCATTGCGCTTGACCTTCCGGTAGAGCTTGCACAGGAGAAACACGGCGATGCTCACGGCCACAGCGAGCCAGCCGGCGTCGGATCTTGTCATGACGCCCTCGAAGACGACCAGCAGGACAAGCACACCTATGACCGCAAGAAGGGCAACGAGGGTATCGGCCACATCGGCCGTCATGACGCCTTTCTTCCCTTGGCTTTAGAAGGCTCGGTTAACAGGTCTTCCATGGGCACATCGAGGACATCCGCGACCTTTTTCACTGTGGGCGGATGTTGGTTTTTCCCAGTTAAGACGTGGGAGATGGTTGCCTGAGAGACGGATTCTTCGTCCCCGAAGCGTTCGCGGATTTGATCGGCAACCCAGCCTTGGGATTTGCCGAGGAGCATCAGTTTGCGTTGAAGCTTTTCGAAAGCGTAGTGCATTGGGCGGTATTCTGCACATTATTACGTATAAGCGTCAATCAGTATTTTTTAGCGCAGCCCGTTTTCTCTGGCAGGATTTCTTTTCGTGCTGAAGCTAAACGACATCGCGCAGGTTCAGGAGAAGCTTCTTCGAATCCGGGAGAAGGAGAACCCAGGAGTTAGCGTTCGAGAGTTCGCCAGAAAGGCGAGGATCAGCCCAAACCAAGTCGCGCGCATGGAGGGCCGGCTTACCCAACACAACTACAAGCGAGATCCCGGTGCAAGCCCCACAATCGAGCGTCTGCGACTCTATCTAGCGGCCTGCAATTACACGCTGGGTAAATTCTTTTCCGAGATCGAAAAGGTGAGCTACCCGGAAAACATCAGCGACGATCACGCGGAACTCCACGGTAGATTGCAGAGTCTTCTCGATTCCGGAGAAGACGCGGAGCGCCGAATAAAAGAGCAGCTTCAACTTCTCGAGATCTGGTTAGTACAGGGCCACCCCACCGGGCGGGAGGGGAAGGATTCCAAGGAAGGGCTCGTGACAGGACGTCACAAACGAAAACAAACAAGGAAGGCCGGTTGAGGGGTAACCACTACAGTGCATCCGCGCTGCAGGAATACCTGCGTCAAGAGCGAAGCGCGATCGCTGTCTTGACCGAGCGGCACCTGGTGTATTGCGAGGGGTGTCGGAAGAAGCTCGCCGACACCATACGAAAGTCGTAAGGCTATTCGACTGGAGGTTGAATCGCGATATCAGAAGTCGGCGCGGTGTTTGAAAATTTCCTTGCAGGGCCCTTCCATGGCCGCCAGCATCGTGGTAGCCCACGGAGTCACTGCCAGAAAGATCGGGATCGGCGACAAGTCCGCCGCGGCCGGCATCGCCTTCCCGCTGGCCGGACGTCCTTCAACGAGGCCCGCCACGATCAGTCCTGTCAAGCGGTCCACAAACCCCTGTCCAGTTTTTATTTTCACCTGCAACAGGTACGCCGAGACTCGATGTGAGAAGAAATGCTCCGGAAAAGTAAAGGCCGTCTGTGCCTCTAAGATGCCTTCCGTGACAAGCATCGAACTGAAGAGGCACCGTAGGTATGGATCCTCCCCTTCATCCTCTTCGTCCCAGCTCTCGCTCTCTTGGAGTTCCCGGCTTCGCATTTGCTGTAGATAGAAATGCGCGCAGGCTGCAGCTTCAAAGACGACAACGTCAAACGAGGGGACGCTCTTTATTATTCCCGTTTTTCTGAAGGACTCGTCGACCCTATCTCCTAGTCGCCCTGCAAGGTGCAACGACAACAGCGCCACACCTGCCGCCGCGCGCACCTCATGATCGGCAATGCGAGAGCAGTATGCCTCGATCGCTCGGCCATTTATACGATCTCCGTCCCTGAGTTCGGCGACGTAATTTTGAAGCTCAGTTCCTCGCGGCGTCCCGCGTAGTTTGCGCGCTAAAACCTCCAGCCATTTCACAGCTGCGAACTCTACACAAGGGTTAGAGAGACACTTAAAAATACTTATTGACTCTTATTCTGCACATCGTGCAGAATGCCGCTCACGATGAACAACACGCCACGCCGCACTCCCAAACAGGCCGATTTCTACCGCATGCTCCTGGAGTCTTCGAGCGCCACTGTTGACCCCAACACGTTTCATCAGTCCGTCGAGCAAGAGCTGCGATTCGTCACATTCAAAACCCGCAACGGATCCGTTATCGACGTAGTGGTGCGTGCGAACGGGAAGAAGACCGCGCGAGTCCAGGCGCAGCAGCTTGTGGAGAGCGGGGAACTGTGTAGTGGGCTGAAGTTTGTGGAGGTGAGTTGATGCGTAGGACAAAGCGTTTCCAGATCGGCGACGTCGTGCTGATCGAACGCCCGAAAGGAAAGTCCGGGCAATGCTTGTCGTTTCACGCGGAGATCACTGGAGAGGAATACGACCGTCCCAACGGCCGCATCACACGCTTCCAACTTCGCCGTCGTGTCTACGGAAGACAGGGGCCACGCCTGATCGGTCCGATCCTTATTAAGCGGCGCGGTGAGATTCATTCCCTTGTTGCGCGGAACGGAATTCCGGCATGAGCCGCTTCTACGACATTGAAATCGAACCTGCCGACGCGCGCCAACGCTTCGCCCAGGGAGAGAAGGTCTACGTACAGTGTCAGGCCTGCCGCCGTGAGGAACTGCACACGGTTACCGGATTCACGAGCGACGGTTTTCTCGCAGTTCACGACGGCATCCTTGAGCTCGAAAAATCTCCGAATCACCCAACGCGCTACCTGGTGACCCGCTTTTTCCGAAAGGAGCTCGCGTGAACACCATCGAGATCCACTACCGCCTGATCGTGATCCGCGAGCGGCTCGAGCAACTCCAGGGCGACCTCATTGTCATCGGCGACGAACTCCACAGCGGAATCGCACTGCGGATCCTGGGGACGGCCGAGCGGAAATTGCACGAAGCGGCCGAGGGCCTGCAGGCCGTAGCCACAGCGAACAGTCCGACGGCGATGCTTGAAGCGTCGCTATTCAATCTCGAGGAGCGCCGGCAGTGTGCCGCTACCGGTGCGGACGTCCTCCCTTTCCGGGCACACAAACAAGAACGCCGGCTGACCGATGACAACGGCCAGCCGGCTTAACGGGTAAACGAACGAAACAACAACGACGGGAGCGTACACGAAATGAACCGACAACTTTTAGAGAAACTTTTTGATCCTGGGCAGATCCGGCAACGCAGGGGCGACGACGGCAAGACGTACGAGTACATCGAGGGCGCCGCGATCGTGCAACGTCTCAATGACGCGTTCGAGTCCGCCTGGTCCTTCGAGGTCCTGGAGCACCGCATCCTCGACAACGAAGTCGTGGTCCTTGGGAAGCTGCTCGCCGGCGGCGTCGAGAAGATGCAGTTTGGCGCCTCGCAGATCACGCGCAGAACGAGAGACAAGAGCATCATCTCGATCGGCGACGATTTGAAGATTGCCGCGACGGACTCCCTGAAGAAGTGCGCGACGTTGCTGGGCATCGGCCTGCAGCTCTACTTCAAGAAAGATACGGCGCCGGCGCAAGCCGTGAAGCCCGCGCGGCCGGCCGCGGCCGCTGCGCCGAAAACGGAACAGCCGGTGCGATCGATTCGCGCGGACGTGGCAACGGTCAGGGCGGCGATCGCCGCCACTCCTCCTGCTTCTGTTGCCGAATCCGATCGCATCACCGCGAAGCAGATCGCCGCCATCACGACGTTGGCGACGGCTCGCGGTTGGGGCCAGCGGGGACTGCGCGACCACACCATGGAGCGCTACCAGCGCATGCCCGACCAACTGACGAAGGACGAGGCCGCCCTGCTGATCAACCGCCTGCAGCTGCAGCAGCAGCCGGTGCGCGCATGAGCGCTGCGGCGTTCGTGTTTCCCGAAGTTCCGGACTGGCCGCGGCCGGCGACGTCGAAGACCCGGATCAATACGTATCGGACCTGCCCGCTCCGCTACGGTTTTCAATACGTATCGCGCCAGGCACGGGAGTTTGTTCTGGCCGCCGAGCTCTTCGGCCGGGCGATGCACCAGGCCGTGGCGCATTACTACCGTGGCCGGCAGCAGGGTGTGATCGTCACGCATTCCGTCCTTGCTGAAGAGTTCCGCCTGGCGTTTGCCGCGGAGATCGAGAAGACGGAGGCGCCGCTGCGTTACGCGAACGGTTATGACGAGAGCTCGATGCGATCGCTCGGCATCGAATTGCTTTCGATCTTTCTGCGCGATGTGCGGCCGCGGCGCATCGTCGCCGTCGAGCAACGCTTTGCGGTGCCCCTGGGAGAACCCGCTGCCGGGGTGACCGCGATCCTCATCGGGATCCTCGACTTGGTCGAAGTTGACGAAGACGGCGACGCGATCGTGGTGGAGTTGAAGACCGGGCCCGGCCGCATCAGCGACCGGCAGGCGTTCGAGCAGCTTGACGGCAGGGTGTATGCGTATGCGTTGACGCAGCTCGGCATGCGGAAGCCCGGCGAATCGATGTTGACGCGGTATGACGTCCTCATCAAAAGAAAGCATCCTGCCCTGGCACAGACCTACGCCGCCCAGACTGACGGCCGGATCCGGGCGTTCGCGGATTGGGTGCAGCCGGTTCTCGAGGGGATCCGGCGTGAGCGGTTTTCTCCAAAGCGCGGCTGGTATTGCGCGCACTGCCCCTTTCAGAACCGATGCCAGGTGAAACCTCTCTGCAGTTTGCCGGCTGTCAACCGGCAAAGCCTCGCGGGTTCAGGCGTTCCATTGATCAATCCCGCTGTGTACGCAACCAGAGCGGCGGCGCCCGCAAGCGCCGCCGTTTTAGGAGCGCGGCAATGAGCTGGGGAATGCACGAATATGGACAAGACCCCGACCGGCCAGACCTTTGCGTGTGTGGGGAAGGCCGGGAGCACGCGCTGCATTTGACGGCGCCTCTCGAACCGACTTGCGTGGAATGCGGCTGCACCGAGTCGCAGGCCTGCCCGGGCGGATGTTCCTGGGTCGAGCTGAACAAGGACACCAATGAAGGACTGTGCTCGAAGTGTGTCGTCGATATCGCGGCGCGCGAGGACGTGCAACTCGTCACGCCGCGATGGGTGGACTGGGACGCACCCGTAGACCCCGAGACGTTGATGGAGCCGGTGGGCTTTGTCCTGCGTGAGGGCGCCGACTGGATGCTGGTTCTGCGCATCGAGTGCCAGTTCTACAAAATGCCCGTCCACGACGGCGAACCCGAGGGAACGAAGGAAGACGTGGATCTCGGCGTTAAGGGCTGGGGTGAGATGAAGCGCTACGGCCTATCACGCCTCGGTCCCGGCGTGTGGAAGTTGTCGCCGTCGCTGTGGGCGCCCGGCGCCTTGCACGCGTTCATTGTCCTTGTGGATGTTCCGGAGCCTGCGCCGTTCGCGCGATCGACATCCCTACTGGTTTCTCCGAGTGGGGAATGGTTGGAGCTGCCGCGGTTATGAGCAAGCACCGGTCCGTCCGCGGCGTTCCTATCAATCCCAAACTCCCCCGGCGTTTCAGTGACACGCCCAACGACGCCCGTCCAGCATCGCACGATCGGTGGTGGAATCAGCCCTACATCGAAACGGAGACCGTCGAGCAACTGGACGCTATGTATGCGGGCCGCACCGACGACTACGCCGAGGCGGGCCGGAAACGTTGGGCCGCTAACCGCGAGAAATGGTTGGCCGCATGGCCGTCCGGCACTCGCTACGACGTGAGGTGCCTCGATGGCGGCGCGTGGGACCGGCCTACATGCTGGGGCATGTTCGCGACGCTCGACGAGGCTATTGCCTGCGCTTCGTTCTCGGGTCTGGATGACTTTCGACGTTCAAGACGGACCCTATAAATGTCCACGAATGTCGCGGGACGGCCCACCGATGCCGTAAACGGGTCACGCTGCCGTGTGCGTGTTGTATCGATCAAACGCGGCAATTCATCTGGGAGACGGCGGAGCAATCCGGACCCGCATTCGGGACACGCCGTCTTCGCTTCAGTCAAGGAAGAGAGTCGGGCGGTTTCTCTTGCCAGTGAGCCGCCCGGTTTTCTCGAGAAAGGATTCCATGCAGACACGCGAATCGGTATGCGACGACATTGCGCGGAGTGTCGACAAGATAAAGCACGGCCTGCAGCGGATCGTCGATTTTCCGGAGGCTGCCGAAATGGTCCAGCGGGAAGCCGCGAAAGCCTCTCAGGAATTGCACGGGATCGAGGCGGCGATCGGGAAGCTGCTCGGGATTGCGGAAAGCGCAGGAAGGTAGGTGTGCCCCCCCCCATCCGACCCGAACAATCCGAACCGGCCTGTCTTTGGAGACCAGGAGTGGATCGCAAAGCGCGGCCCGCTGCGCCCGCGGAAGACCCCTGTCCCGCTCCGCGTGCGAAAGCGGAAGCCGGACGCGACGACGGAGATCTGGTTCCGCGTCGAAGGCGAAGCCCGGCGTTTGCAGTGCGAGGTTTGTGGGACGGCGCGCTGGACCGTCGTCTCGCAGGACAAAGGACTCGCCCTGCTGCGCTGCGGTGTTGGTCATCAGTTCGAATGCGCCGACGGCTTCTATTTCGACAAGCCGACGGACTACTGAGAGGAGAAGGTTTGTGAGACTCGACGCCTTACTGAAATTCGTTGCCCTGGACGGGGATTGCGCTCGTTGCCGGATCGACTTCCCGCGCGTACCTGACGAAGCGCTGGAGTTGTTCACCGTCCCCGAGTTGCTCCGCCTGCGGTTTCTCGTGGGAGCCCAGGAGTGGATCGAGCCGGTCGAAGTTCTCGACTATCAACTATCCAGCAGCAGCACGAAGGCGGCGCACTCCCATGTGGCCTGTACGGTACGCGCGCCACGGCAGCATTGGGCGTTTGCACGGGAACGGCGCTCACCCGCTCCGCTAAGCGTGGCGGTGGAGATCGAGCGCCTGCAGCCGAACCTATTTACGGCGGAACCTCACCTGGAAGAGTCCGCAGCATTCATCAATCAAAGGGCCAGCAGGGCCCGGCACTCCCGCCCGTCAGTAGGGGGGGGTAGCGGCTCACCGAAAGGAAAACGGCTGTGACCACACGAGAGTTAGGCATCACGCTCCACGAAGAATTAGACCGCCGGGAAAAACTGATAGCAGTCCTTGAGGACGAGTGCGGCGCGATCCGCAAGACCCTCGAGATTGTCGAGCGCGGCGGATCCACGCCCGAAGCGCAGAACCGCGTCACGCGCGTGATTGGACGCCGCGGCAAGGGAAAGAAAGTGCAGCCCGATGGGGGGGGGATCGGTGCGGCTGCGGCCGGAGCTTCAAGCGCGGCACCGGTTTCGCGAGTCACCAGCGGGGCTGCAATGGCAGGCCGGCTCCTGCCGCGGAGGACGACTGACAACGCCATGAAATGCCAAACCTGCGGAGCCGAAGACTTCCCCACGAAAGCCGCCGTCTCGAACCACGCACGCAATTGCGACGGTGTTCTTAGAACTCCGGCCGAGCGGAAGAAGCTCGCCATGGACCGCTGGCTGGGAAAGAAGGGCAAGACAACCTTGCGTGGTACCGGACGGCCGCGGAAAGAGATCCGCGCGATCGAACCGGAAGGCGAGGACCCGGAAAGCGAAGACCCGGCCGCCGAGGACGATAGCGACGACTTCGACGAGGAGATCCCGCCCGCGGCTGCGGCCGTCCGCGAAACACGCATGTCGCTGCCGATGAAGAAGCCGGAGAGCACGCCATCACCGACGCAGTATTGGGTGCCGTGCTTGACCTGCGGCGAGAAATTTCCCGACTCCAAATCATTGGGTATTCACCAGACCCGGGTGCATTTCAGCGGCGAACCGGCCATGAGCCGGAGACAAGGAGCATAGATGCCGGTGCCCACAGTTTTCATCACCGACGAACGCCTGGACGACTGGAAGGCGAAGCTACGGCAATCCAACGCGACGCCACTGGCTCTCATCGGCGTAGGCCATGACCACAAAAGCGGCGAGCTTGTGGTTTGCATTCCTGAAAACATTGATGGCAGATACATCGCGGACATCCTGCTAGGCGTCGCACGGAAATTGAAGGCAGGAGGAGGGGCTTGAAAACAATCGAGTCCTATCCGCTCACATGGCCGGAAGGATGGAAGCGCACGGTGCCGCTGGAGATCCGGCGCAACTGGCCATTTCACCGCGGCTCCCTCGGCAAGCACCGCGACAGCTTAGAAGATGAAGTCCGAAAGCTCGGCGGCATCAATCTGATCATTTCGACAAACATGAAAGTCCGGAAGGACGGCGGGATCATCGTCGGACAGGCAGAACCTCGCGATGCCGGCGTCGCGGCATACTTCACGTACAACGAAAAGCCGATGTGTTTCGCGTGCGACCAGTTCGAAACCGTGCGCGAGAATATCCGGGCGATCGCACTCACGATCGAATCCATCCGCGCAATCGAACGTTACGGCGCCTCCGACATGATGGAGCGCGCCTTCAAGGGCTTCACCGCCATTCCCGAAAAAGCGGGCGAGTACTGGCGCGACGTCCTGCAGTTCCCGCCGGAGCAGAAAGTGACCGCCGCCGATATCGAGACAGCCTTCAAACGCCTGGCGCACGTCGCACATCCAGACAAGGGCGGGGATGTCGAGCAATGGCACCTGCTGAACAACGCGCGGCAAAACGCGCTGCGGGATATCGGAGCCCAGCGATGAACTGCCACTTCTGCAGGCGGAGTACAAACGGCGTCATGGTCTATGGAATCGCCGACGGCAAGTGGATCTGCGCGAACTGCTGCGCCAGCCTTAAGCCTGACGCCGGGCTGACGACAGACCAGATCGAGGCGCTTATCAGACTGTGCCATCCGGATCGGCATCGTGGACCCATGGAGCAGCTCGCGACCACGACGACGCAATGGCTGCTCAATCTAAGAAAGAAAGCAAGGCGTGCCACTCCCTGACACTTTCGCCGAACTCATGTCCGCCGGCTACGTCCACCAGGGCGCAGGACATTGCAGCGGCTGCCGCGCCCGCATCGAATGGTTCCTTACACCGAAGAACCGAAGAATGCCGTTCAGTTTGAAACAGGAGGTTGTCGTGGGACAGACGTCACTCTACACACGGAAGGCGGATACGTTGTACGAACCCCACTGGGCCAGTTGTCCGATGGCTCACCAATTCAGGAGGAGGCGCGCGTCATGAACTGTAAACGTTGCGGCCAAGACTTCTGGATTCCCGAATTCTACGCGCTCGGCCATTGCCGGGACTGCCTGGAAATCATCGTTCTTGAATGGGAGGCCTTCCAGGAAGAACCGATCCCATTTGAACTGGAGTTCCCGTCGTGAACGACCGCGCGAAGAAGATCTTCGAACAATTGGTGGTCCTTCCCCACGACGAATACCTGGAGGGGCTGAAGGCGGGACATCCCCTCGTGTGTATGCGCGTCGCGGATATGCCGCAAAGCTTTCTCGACAACAAGATCGGGGAATGCGTGCTGTGCTCGCAGAAGATCTGGTACCGGCCGTACAACGAGATCGCGACGAACAAGATCTGCGCCCACTGTGCGATGGAAATGTCGAACGCGAGGGATTGTTAAGATGCGCGCCGTTGCTTCTCTTGGCGCGCGAGCCGGAGCTGCTCGACAAAGGCTTGCCGCGGCGCTATCCGGTGCGGCCGGCAGAGAAACTCTCCAGCCTCGATCTGTTTGCCCAGGGCGACGTCGTCCATCTTCGACAACCGCGCGGCGTATTCGGCGGCGTTCTTGTCGGTCCAGTTCTCGGAGGTAAAGGCGTACATGCCCTGTGATCGTATCGAAACGCCAAGCGGTTACGCCATTGTCTGCGGAGGAAGACGTCGTATGTCCAAACCGGAATCGGAGCAGCTGAAGAAACAAATGGCGTTGATCGAGCGCATGCGCAAGGCGCGCGACGTCCTCCGGCAGATGGGCCAGGAGGCCAACGCGATCGGCCTACCCCTGGCCGCGCGGGAGTGCGACTTTGCGTCGACGACGTTGGGGAATGCGCTCAATAATCAATTGAAGGCGATGAAGAGCGAAGGGATACCGGAGGGGTTTCAATGACCCCGATGTGGTACGTCTATTCGTGGGGACCGCGGCTCATGGGTTTCTCGCGTAAGGGGCAGCGGTGCCGCGTGCTGGTTCGAGGGGCGATGAATTCCGCGCTCGTGGAGTTCGAGGATGGGTTTCAGGCGGTGATTTCACGGAGCGCCTTACGACGTGAAAGGGTTGTCGCTACCGCTACGGTCCAAACAGCACGGCCGCAGGATTCGTCGTCTTGCCTTCCCACAGCGCCAGGATGCCTTCGACGGTTCGATTGATCTGGGGCGCCGGGTAACCAAGGATCTCGCCTGCCGCCTCGTTGGCGGACCTCAGGGCGCCCGCCGTGATCTCGCCCTCACTCACCTGGTGACTCAACCGCTTGAGCGTGCCCAGGACGCCCACGGCCGCGGGACCGCTATATTCGCCGCTTTGGACGAACCCGCTCAGCTCCCTGGCGAACACAAACATTCCCACCGCGTGATCAAAGGTTTCGCCGGCAAGTTTGCGCGCGAAGCTCTCCTTGTCCTTCTTGCGGGAGATCTGATGCACAAGCATGGCCGACGCAATCGGTACCGCAGCGAGCAGCGTGGCGTCCACGATCTTCCGCCCCGCCGGCGCTTTCTTCTTGATCAGCTCCCGGAACTGCCGGTGCGCGGACAGCTGATAGGTCATGAACGTGGAGAAGACCTTCCCTAAAGGTTCTTTCTGGACGCGCGCCAGGTCCTTGATCTGGCCGCCGCCAAACGCGTCGAGGATGGCGCGATCGGCGATCGATCGCGCATCGTCCGGAGCGCGGCCGGCGGCGCCCGCCTTTTCATACGCGGCGATCCAAGTGGGAATCTCAGCGAACTGGATGATGCGGTGCACCGCGTACAAATAGCTGTCGGCGACGGCGGCCGTCACTTCGTGCGTGACCCCGACCTTGGCGGCAAAGTCGTGAACCGCGGCAGACCATTTGCCGCGGCTGAGCCCGATCTGATCGCGGATTTCATCCAGCTCCACCATGCGTGTCTTCCAGCGCAGCCGCATCTGATCGGAGGTGCCGGCCACCCACTGCGCGCTGAACTCCGCATCGCGGGCACTGCCAAACCATTTCACCAGGCCCTTCCCGACAGAGACGGGGTCAACGCGAAACATTCCCGACGTGAGGTTGGTGACATGCATCAAGGCGGTAACGGCGCTCCAGCCGAGGCGTGCCTGCACGGCCTTTCCACGAATCGCCGAATAGAGCCGGTACCAGTCGCCAGGCGGCGTCCTCCCAATCGCGATGTCCCGGATATCCCCTTTGATCTCCTTGAACATTTGATCGCCGTAGTTGCGCATCAGCGCGTCCTGCACATCCCTTCGGCCGAGGAGCCGTCCGGCGTCGATCAGAGTTTCACGGTGAGTCAGATCGTGGATGACCTGCTGCAGGTGTTCGGTGATCACGCCGAAGTCGGCCCGCAACGGTTCGGTGACGTTCTCGAGCCGCGCGACCGTGTGCCCGTCGGACGTCATCGCGCGCAGGTACGAGGACTTGCCGATGAGATCTGCAAAAGACGCTTCGGCGTTGGATCCGGCACGCGCGGACAACTGATTCTCGTATTTGATGGGGAAGTACCCGCCTTCTTCTCTGCCGAAGCGCGTCACGAAAGGCGACGGCTCGACCTTCTGGGGCGCCACTCCCGTCGTCTTCTTGTAGAGCGCGGAGATTTCCGGCCAGTAGGAATCGATGTGATTCCAAATGGAACGCACAAACGTCCAGTCTTTTTCGTCCAGCGTGTTCAGGATTGCCGCGATCTGGAATTCATCGAGCGGCCCGGTGCCGCCGATTCCGCTTGCGAGCAGGCGCGATCGGTTGCCATCGTTGCCGAAGTTCAGCGCCGTCATCAGGCGCGCCATCTTCGAGAGGCTCCCGCCAATTTCAGGAATGAACTGTGTCTGATAGAGCGAGGATTCTTTTCCGCCGAAAGCGGTGTTGTAGATTTCCGACACGGCCGCCGTGGCTCGCTCGAACCGGACCGCCTCTGCCGTTCCCGATTCATCAAACGGCCGCATCACGTTCTCGTGCATCCAGCCGCCGTCGCGCCACCCGTCGATTTCACGTGTCAGCGTCCCCAGGGGCAGATGCCCCAGCTCGAAACTCTGAAGATTGCGCGTCGGCTGCGCACCTGGCAGCCGCGGCTCGAGGATCCGCTTCCGGGTCCCCGGGGAGTACGCGTCGATTGAGACCACTCCGTCCGCCGCCAGAGCGTCCAGATCAGCTTTCGCATCCGCACGCAGCAACTTGTTTTGAAAATTCGCCCAGTGCTCGATCGACTTCACGGCATCGCGGAGACCGCGGAGATCTCCGATCGTCATGTCGCGGTAGTTCTGCTGGCGTGCCTCGTTCTGCAGATCCAGGGGAACGGCGAGCTCGTGGCCCTGCGCTTCCTGCGATTTCATGAAGTCCAGAAGCGTGGCTCGCTGATCGAGTTCCTTATTCGTGCGCTGCTTGAATTCGAAACGCTCGAGCAGCTTGTCGATCTGATCGAGGTAGTCGCCTCCGGCCTTACCGATGCGCTGCCGCGTGGAGACCTTGTCGAACGAAACCGCGTACTTCCGAATTCCCTCGACGTCGCTCTGGGCCTCCAGGGCCGCGTGATGCAGCTCGACGCTCATCATCTCCTGGAGCTTGTGATCGAAGGCGCCCTGGAAGTCGCCGCTCGTCGCTGCCTCGAGGGCCGCCCGGCCGGCCCGCCGCGCGGAGACCCGGTAGGTTTCGGGCCGGACGTCTCCCGCGCGCATTTTGGTGATCTCGTCCTCGGCCCAGTGACGCACCTGCTGCAGTGTCGGAAGAGTCTTGAGCAGCTGCTGGCCTTCGCGTTGCGCGCCTTCGATCGTATCGAGCTTCTTTTGAAGTTCGTCGATCTCGGATTGTTTGCGGCCCTCCGCGATCGCGAGCTTCAGGTTCGACTCCGCCTCGAGCCAGCGGCGTTCGTAGGCCGCATTCGCGCGCTGCTCAGCCAGAGCGTCTCTGCCTTTCAGGTCCGCGGCTTTCGTGAACGGCGCAACCTCCCGCTGCTTCTTGCGGATTGCCTGGAGTTCGAACTCGATAATTTTGGAGCTTTCCCCGAGAACGGCATTGCGGGCGATTTCCGGCAACTCGCCGCCGAGCAGCTTGTCGCCGTGCGTCTCCCTCATCCGTTCGTCGGTCAGTGCCTCGATCAGCGGCTTCATCGGTTTTGCTTTCGCGTCGATGATCGCGCGGATCATTTCGTCGCCTGACGAGAACCCGAATTCTCTCGCGATCAGATCCGGATCCACGCCGCCGTTTCGGGTGTAGACGTAGGGTTTAGGGAGCTCTTTGATAAACGCCTCGCCGTATCGATCGATCAGGGCCTGGCGGTCGAGCTTTACGGCCGAGTCCGGAGGCACCGCGGATCCGTCCGGCAATTTGCCCCGTTGAAGAAATTCCAGCGCCCGGTACACCGGCTGCCGCTGCACTTCACTTGCGACTTGCTCGCGAACCTTCACGCGCTCCCGATCCCACCATTCCTCGTTTTCACGGAAGACGTCGTGGAGGAGCTGGGCCTGGACGGTTTCTCTTGCGCGCTCGCGGCCCTGGTCGAGCGTGGGCTTGTAGGCTTCAAACTCCGCGTCCGTCATCCCGAGCTTTTGCCGGACGGCCGCATTGCTCAACATGGAGGCCACGCCGGCGTCCTGCTCGGCTTGCGCGATCTCGCGGTCCGTGGCCATCAACCGGTCGAAAACACCAGTAACTTCCGGCGTCAGCTCCACGCGCAGGTCCTGCAGCGACCGGTACACGCGGCGCAGCCACCCGGAGAAAGCAATGAAGACGGAGCGGAGCTCAGGGCTCGGCGTTTTACCTTCACGCAGATACGCCTCGTAGGCGCGTGCCCACTTCTCATGTTGTTCGCGGCCGATCTGATCGCGCGCGGAAACGCCAAGAAATTCGAGCGCCTTGTTGTAGTCGTCGACGACGCGTCTCTCGCTGTCGGTCAGCTCTCCCGGGCGCGTGCGCAGCTCCTCGACGACGTCGCCGAAAACTTCCAGATACATGTGCCCGGTCTCATGGAGGAAGGTCGAGAGGTTTGCCTTCTGCAAGAGCTCGATATTGAAAGTGCGTCCTGGCGTGATCTGGAAACGGCCGCGCGGATTGTCTTCGCCTTGCAGGTATTGGCTGCGTTCGGAGGCGAGCTGCTGCCGCAGCGGCTCGTGATTGAGGTCCGGCGTTGCTTCCAGCAGAAGGCGCCAGCGCTGTCCCCGTTGCGCTTCCGACTTCGCAGCAAGAACCGAGTCGAGTAACTTTGCAGCGGGATCCCCGCCGCTCTGGCGAACCTGCTTCCGGTATTCTGCAAAGCGCTCCGGTGACGGGGGCGCGGACTGCTCGAACAGGTCTCCCGATCGCGGATCGATCTCCGCGGCCGCCGCATCGTTCAGGAGCTTCTTAATCTCTTCGTTGGACATTTTTGCGATGTCGACGTCGAGCGACTTCAGATAACCGTCGAGCTGCTCGTACATGGAGACCTGCTCCATGCGGGCCATGTCGGCCTGCTGTGGCGCGTAGACGGGCTTGCCGCGAACCTCACGTTCGATCACATCGAGAAACTCCGCGACCGACGAACGCTCGGGAAGATAGCCCGCCTCGGCCGCGAGCTCGCGCGCGGTGTCGAGGGGCATCCCCTTCGCCTGGACAAGATTCCGTTCACCGCGCCGGCGCTCGGCATCAACCTCGAGAGACTTGAGCTCTCCTCCCTGGTCCATCACTCCTCCCTTGGCGCGGAGGAAGTCGACGAGGGACGGTCCATAGGTTTCCTTGCCCGGCTGCGGGACACCCTCTTTACGCAGCTTGTTCAGGACCAGATCCATGGCGTCTGTTTTGGGAAGGACGCGCAAGAGATCCGAGGAGGGGCGGTTGATCCGCAGCTGATAGGGTTCGTAAATGGAATACGGATCCCGGCCTGTGCGTGCACCGAGCGATCGAAAGACTCGCGTGACGCTTTCCGCGTAGGCCTCGACGGCCGGCGCATCGAAGCCGCGTCCGCCAGTGAGCTGCCCGATAACGTCCTGGCGCACGCGATCGGCGGAGGCCTCCAGGGACTGCTTCTGCTCCTCCGGCATCGCCGCGATTTGGGTTTCAGTGGAAGCGAGTTCACGCATGGCCATGCGCGACTGTTCTTCTTCGCGGGCATTCTGTTGTTCGGGATCCCGGCGCAGCTCGCGCACAAAGAACGCACGGGTCTCTTCGGGCGCCAGGAGTTTTGTGGCCGCCTCATCGACGCGGATCGCGAGTTGACCGTCCGTCGCGACAGCCTGGTCGTAGGCCTCCGGAGTCACGCCCACCTTCTGCGCTTCCTCTCGCGGATCCGCGCCCTGCTTTTGCCAGAACTCATTCCATTGGTCGACGTCCTGATGGAACGTTTCGATGGGACCGCCCTTCGTGATCGAGGCGATGAGCTCCTGAACTTTCGGCGGAAGACGCTGAAAGGTTTTCGAATCGGCGACAGCCTTCCCCAGGTCCTCGAAGAATTGTTGCTGTTCGGGCTTCTCCGGTCCGGAGGCCTCTGGCCGCTGCAGACTCGCCCCAAGCGCGGGCAAGAGATGGTGCAGGCCTGCGCGGGCAACGCCGCCGCTGATGGCTCCGATCGCAAAGTCCGAGGCCAGGCCTTCGGCGATCGGGTGGTTGGGATCGATCGCCGTTTTTGTGATCAGATTATTCGCCACGCCTTGCGCGACCTGGACCACGCCCTGATAGCCGGTCGAGAGGGCGACGTCCGTCAGCCGGCGCAGAATGGCGTTTTGAATCTGCGGCGGGACCCGGTCTAGAAGTTTGTCCAGGCCGTACTTCCCGACGACACCCATCACCACCGCTCCGGCGACCTCAGCGGCGTCCGAAGCTGCGGTCCCTTCCTTGCCCACGGCTTTAGCCTGGCCGTGAATGGTATCCGCTCCCATCGCCATCAAAGAGGGAAGAACGGTTTCCGGGGCCCAGATCGACTGGGCGATCTGAGCCCCGAGCTGGCCGAGTGCTCCAGCGGACTGCGTCAGGATGTTCTGTTGCTCGGGAGAGGGCGCGATCCAGAGAGTGCCGATATCCTTGAAAGCCTGTCCGGCTTCCTGGAGGGCGATCGAGATCGAGCCTTGATCACCGCGCTCTTCTCCCAACGCGTGAGCGCCGATATCGATGATGTCGCCGAATCCCGCAGTGATACCGCCAATGGCTTCCGGAACCCCTGCGGCGAGCGATCGGCCGGCGTTCAGGATCTGCTCGAGCGTGGAGAGATGCTCCACATCGTCGTGCGCCAGCTTGGAGTTGTTAGGATCCGTCAACCACCGCGCCAGCGCGGGCGACTGCTGGATCACTTGCTGGTAGGGAAAGTTCTGGACGGTGTTGCGCTTCGTGATCTGGTCGAAGTTCCGAGCCGCGATATCCGGAGGGATCCCACTGTCGGCGGCAAGCGATAGTGTTTTCGCGTGCTGGTCTGGAGTGGTGTTCGCGGCTGCGAACAGCGATTGCCGTAACGCGGACTCGACACCATCACCTTTGTCGGGAAGACTGATGCTCCGCGCGGCCGCGTCGTATTCGTTCTGGCTCATTTCTTCAGCGCTTTTCTCATCGCTGCGATGTTCGCCTCTGTCACGGGACGCCCCGCGCGGCGCAGGGCGGACGCAATCTCGACAATCACGTCGCGCGGCATGGAAACTCCCGCGACGCTCATCGATTCGCCGTCCTTCAAGTCGTACGCGTGCTTCTCGACGTCGCTGTCCCAGATCCACCCAGGGACCTTAATCGTGCCTTTGATCACCAGCCCGTCCACGAATCCTTGAATGTCGTCGTCGGAGACCGCTGGTTTTTTGCCCGCCTTGATCTGCTGCAGTTCTTCGCGCCGCTGAAACTGCGCCACAAGGCCGTGAACGTTGGCGATAAGGTCGTCCCTGGTCTTGACGTCCATACCGCCCGTGATCGGCTGCAGCGTGTCCTTGATGATAGTTTCGGCGCCGCGGAAGTCATTGAGCAGCTGATCGGCCTTGCCGGCATCGCCTTTTTGGATCGAGGCCTGCACTTCCGCCAGGTGTTTAAAGTCCGCGCTATCGAGCCGGTTCAGATATTTCGTCAGATCCGTGTTGACGAATTCTCTTTGTGTTGCCGGATCCGCGGAGGAGGCGCGCAGGAGCTTGTAGTAGAGAATTGGATCCGTCTCGATCTTCTTCTCTCCCGGCATCAAGCTTTTCGAATACTCGAGTAGCGCCTTCTGGTTCGCGATCGGCAGCTTATTGAGCAGCGCTGCGGGGATGAGATCCATCGGTGTCTTGCCGGGATTTACCCTCAGGATGTTCGCCGCATCGGTTTCGAAATTGTCCAGGATCGCTTTCGCCTGAGCCGCCGACGCGCGGACCTGGTCGGCCTGGTCCTGCTTCTGCACGGCAAAGCGTGCACGCACCCGCTGCTCGGTCTCATCACGCAACTTCACATCCGGGATCTTGTCCACTTCCGCGAGCAGCTCCGTCAGTGTGGGCTCAGAGGAACCGCCATCGATCATCCGCGCCTGGCGATCGTGCAGGACCTGCGCGTAGGAGTCGGCCGCTTCTGATGTTTGAAAGATCCCCAGATGCTTGCCGGTTTTCTTGTACTGCGCGATCGCGTCGGCGTTCGAAAGTATCTTGCCGTCCTCACTCACGGTCGGAATGAGAACTTCTTTCCCGTCCATTTCCACGCTAATGCTGCGCACGGTCGATACGGATCCGTCCGCGTTCTTCACTTGCGGACGGTTCTCCAGGTCGATGTTGCCCGGCTGAATCATGCCGACGGTGTATCCCTGGAGGATGTGGGAGGCTTGCTGCTGAGCGTCAGATCGCAAGGTGCTGACGTCCAGAGCTTTCGTCACGGCCGCCAGGGCGCTGCCTTCAATGTCCCCCTTGTGTGCTTTGAAGTACTCCGCCGCGTTGCCGTCCTGTCCCGCCGCGAGTAATTGATCGATGACGCCCACGCGGACCTGGCTTACCGCGGCATTCATGGATTTCTGGATCCACTCCGCGCCCTTCCCGTAGTCGGTCCCGTACACGTACACGCGTCTGCGGATATCCTCGAGGCTGTTCTCGACTTCCAGGGGATCGTTCGCGCTGGCAAGCGCGGATTGAACCAGATTGTCGACGCCGGCGGCGAGCTGCGTTGTCGCCGCGTTTTCGAATTCCTGCGCCTGGTGCGTCGTGATCCGCTCACTGAGGGCCTGCCGGCGGCGCACGCCCAGCTCCGCAAACGCATCCTTCTGCTCCTGGTTGTGCAAGCTCTGATACGTCAGGTCGTATTGGTCGTCCCAGGTCTTGAGCGCAGACTCGTGAATGCCGCGGGCGTCCTCTCCATGTTTGTTCAGGACGCCGTTGTCGGGATCGAACAGGATGTTCTGCTGCAGCTTCACCATGCTGTCGTCCGCGCCCAGGATCGCGACGTTGTTCTGCCGGCGCTGCTCTTTCTCGAACTCCTGCTGTTTGTACTGCAACTCGCCGGACAGCACGCCCTGGCCCGCACGCGCGGCGGTTTCACCGATGCCGGCGCCGAGACTTTCCGCGGTGGGAGCTCCGGAGAATTGTGCGGTCGGGAGTTGAACGCCAGGGATTGGGCTCTTCTGCGCGGCCGGCGCGGCATTGGTCTGAATTTGAGATTGTGGGATCCGGACGACTGGCATTAGCTGATCCTCCCGCTGCTCACGATCGGAGGAGTAGTCCGAGTACTCCGGCTGGACGAATAGCCCTGATAGGCGAGATTCGCCGCGCCGCCGAGGATCGTCGAGACCGCGCCGGCGCGGCCGGCGGCCTGCGCATTGTTCCCGCCCATGCGCGTGGACAGCGCCTGAACCCGTCCGATTCTCCGGGTCGATGCCGCCTCGAGGTCCGCATTTTTGAGCAGCGCGTCACGCTGCTGCCGGGAGTTTTCCGCTTCGACCTGGTAGCCCCAGGCCTCGCGCGCGGCATTCACCCGGATCGTCACCAGGTCCTGCGCAAAGGTGTAGCGGGAACTCTTCTCCATGTCTTGCGGCGAACCCACACTGACGTCGACACCTTGCGCCGCGTAGTTCGCGCGCTGAGCTCCGATCGCCTGACGGCCCGTCACCGCATACCGGTCCGCATCCTCGAACCCGCGCCGGACCGCGTCGCGGCTCTGCGCTTCAAGCATCTTCGCGTTCCAGGTCAACACTCCCGCGTTGGTGTCCGCCGTCGCCTCGAGGAGCTGCGCGTTCAGTTCGGACGTGTCCTGAATCTCGTTGGCGTTCACCTGCGCCTGGCGTTTTTGCGCATTGCCGGCTTTGATCTGGGAGCCTGCCGAGAACGCGGTTCCCGCGATCGCCGTGATTGCTGCTGTCGCTGCCATCAGCCGCCCACCTTTCCGGCCGGAATAATCCCCAGAATCGCGAGCGGAAGCGGCTCCTCGAGGCGCAGGAAGACCCGGCCCGGCCGCCGCCAGGAGGCGTCCATCGTGACCTTGACGATTTCGCTACGGGTGTCGCCGCTGGTCAATCCGAAGATGTCGGTAGCCAGCGCGGAGCCGGCCTCCGGACGGAACGACCGCAAGTGGTCTTCGTCCGGTCCGACTTGCATGGTTCCGCGGCTCCGGTCGACGAGGATCGACGCGCTCCGCACAAGCTTCTGCTTGTCACGGACTTCCGTGGTGGCGCTATCCAGGTCCAGCGTTTCGAAGTCCGCGGTGATCGGCAGGCCCACATGCACAATGTCGTAGAGCCCGCCGAGGGAGACTTCGCCGCCGCTGACGGTGCCGCTCAACACAACACCGTTGGCGAGGATCGAGACGTCCTCGCCCTCGAGGTGATCCAGGTTGGCGACAACGTCCACTGCAAGAGACCAGTTGACCGTCGCCGTGTCCCGCAGGGTGGCGTCGACTTCATCCACTGCAGGAGGGGTGGCTGCGGGCAGGAAGTTGGAAGGGTTGCCGCGCACCACTGTTGGGCTATCGTAGGCCGTGATCGTGATTCGCGTGATCGCGCCGCCGGGCACCCACACCGTCACGCCATTGCCGACGTCGCCCGCATCGAACTTGGCCGTGTCGCACGTCACGGTGATTTCGTCTGCCGCTTCCCAGCCCCCTCCGGACGTGAGCGTGACTTGCGACCCGTCCACACTGATTCCGTTGTAGGAGAGGAATGAATCCAGGAACAATCCGTCCAGCCGGTAGTCCTCGACCTGCCGGGAGGCCATGCGCTCGATGTAACGCTTGGTCTCGCCATTGATGGTTCGCCGGGTGATGACGTAAAGGTAGTCTTCAATTTTGGCTGTCATGCGTACAGGTACTCCACCCAGCAGTCGTAAACGTAGAGATGGATCGTCGCGCTGAAATCCTGAAACAGGGAGTGTCCCTGCATCGCCCGGACGAAGATGTCGGCGGCGCCCCCTGGAAACGTCGACGCGAAGTCCACTGCTGTGAAAGTGTGGGTATAGTCGGTCTTCGCCACATCCACGCTGCCTCCCGAAAAGAGGTTCACGATAGACGACGCCGGGAACGCGTTCGTGTACGCATTGAAGATATCGATCAGCGACTCGGGAGCACCTCCGGTCGCGCCGCCGACGCTGACTTCCGCCACGACGTGGACCGTAGCGCTCACGAGTGTTTTCAGCGGATCTGGCTCAGGAAACGCCGAGAGAATCAGCTGCGCGTAGTTCGGTGTCAACGGCCGCGTCGAATCAATCTGACAGTCGGCCCGCGTGAGCGATTCGCCGAAATCCTCATCCGCATCGATCGCGAGATCTCCATCCTCGATCCGCGAGCGCAGAGCATTTACATAGACGGGGTCTTCCCACTCTTCGTATGTCAGCGGGCGGAATCGAGTTTCCGCAGGCGGAGTTTCGGCGGCCACATCTGGAATGTCCGGCTTCCCCTCGGGCAGCACGCGCGCGTCTTCAAAGTACCCGACCGTGTTGTGGCGGTGCCAGGCGAAGGCCTGCATTTCGCGCACGTAGGTCATGCCGAGCAAGTAACCGTCGTCGCGGACGCACCACACAATCGAATGCGGAATTGCCGCGTAGTCCATCCGCTCAATCACGCGCTTATCGAAAAGGTGCGGCGCGAAAAGCGTCAGGTCCCGGCCGCCCACAGCCTGTTCGGTCTGCTCGAAATTCAGGTCGCGCACGCCACGCGCGCGGGCCTGCACGAAGACGATCGTGTTGCCGATAACGACCGGCATGATTAGGCTCGATCCGTAATAAGAATGCTGGAGCAGGTTGATGGCGCCCGGCGTCAGGATGCCGTCCTGGTCGCCCAGGGCAACGCCTTCGGATCCACCCGTCAAGATGATGAGCCGTCCCGCTTCGACCATATGGCGCACGTCGCTGACGGCCCTCGACTTCACCCGGAACGTGACCGCGTCATCGTCCTGTAGCGGACGGTTGACGGAGAAGTTCGAGGGGAACCCCGTACGCGAGGCATTGACGAGTTGCGGATCATTGTCCGTTGCGGCAAACAGACGCCGCTGCTGGTAGGACGCCGAGGCTTGCGGGTAGTCTCCACTCGCAGCAAAGAGCACGCGTGCAGTGGGAGGCGTTTCCGAAAGGTCCGGAATGATACCGGGATCGTTGAAGGAATTGCTCGCCGCCGTCCCGATGTAGCCGTAAACGCCGTTTCCCGCCTGGTCCAGATACACGTTGTATTCGGCAGCGTCAGAGACGGCGCCCCAGGACAGTGTGTTGGGAGCTGCATCCGTCGGCGCGTCGCAGGCGCACGAATCGGAGCCGGACGGCAACGACTCTTCGAGCGTTTCAGCCTTCACGGCTGTCACGACGTAGTCATAAGTGAAGGCCGTGCCGGCGCCGGCCACCGCCGCCAGACTCGCCGGCGCGGCGATCGACGGCGCCGTCACCACAGCCGTGAGCGTCCAGCGCGTGGGATACCGGCGCAGTTCATACGGGGGATAGTTGCGGCTGGTGATGGTGAGGATGTCCCCGTCCTGCGAGGTCTGCAGGTTCGCCAGGTCCTCCGCCTGGTACGGCGTCGGAATCTCAAAAGTGTCACCCGTCTGGGCGTACCAGAAATCCGCGGTGTTTGTTCCCGCGCCCGGCTCGTCGTTCGCGGCCGCGGACGTATGGTCCTGCAGGCAGTAGTAATTCACGCCGCCGTGCACGACCAGGCCGCCCTGCTCGTAGTCCGTCATGTCCAGCCACGCGTCCGGACTGCCGACAGTGACGACAGAAGCATCCTGGATGAACCGGATGTATTCCTCGCCCACCTCGAGCAGGTAGGCATCGTCTTCGTTGAAAACGAATTTGAGCAGGTACGTGCGGACGCTCGAGTCTTTTACTTCAGTCACAAACTCGAAGCCCGCGCGGTTGGCCACGCCGCCGTGGCGCATGACAAAGAAGTTCAGGCAGGTCTTGAGAGCCTGCTGGTAGACCTCCTGCCGGGCGCCGCCGAAGAGTGACGAGCCGATTTCTCCGTACTCAAAGGAGCGTTGCATGGCTCACCGGTTCCGGATCCACTCCGCCTCCTGGGGCTGTTCCTCTTGTTCTTCGTTGCCGTCCTGCGCATCGGCGACCGCAAGCGACAGGCGAAATGCCGCGAAGCATTTCTCAGCCATGCCTTCGATCTCCGAAACCGGCATCGCGAGCTTGTAGGCGAGGTACAGCGCGAGCGCCTCAATGAAGTCCGCTTCAAATTCCTCGGGATCGGTAATCAGGAGCGTGTACTCGATTTCGATCTCTTCGTCGTAGCTGGTGAAGATCAACTTGCCGCGCACCTGGTCGGAGGGATCCGCCTCGGGATTGGTGATGCCGGCACCGATCTTGAACTGTGGAGGATTGGTTTCTTTCCGTCCCGCCGGCGTCACGATGCGGCGCACACTCACGCCATCTGTGGGATAGAGAAACTCGTAGGTCCAGTCGCCATTGACAGGATCCGCCTGGGATCCGTCGACGAGATCCGGCGATTGATACGAGGTTGCAAATTGCCAGGGCGCTGCGCGCAACACGTAGCGCACCGCAGTGTCCCAGACCAGCCGGCCGAGCGTCGCTTCCTTGGTCTCGTCGGTGTCGACGTCGTCGGCAAGGACCGAGTGTCCCAGGTGGATCAGGGCCATGTTGAAGATTTCCGTTTTGGTCGCCATCTACTGAATCCCGTACAGGGTGAAGATCGACCCCGTTTTGAATTTGTTGGTTGCCGAGAGATCGATCTGGCTGATGGCGGCCGCACTTATCCAGCTGACGACATACGTGTACGCGAAAAGATTGGTAACTCTGGCTCCAGCCGTCGCAACGCTGGATCGGGCAGTTTTTTCAAATGTTGTGTCCTTATAGTCTGGAATGAAAATTTCAATCTGACCTCGCGAGTTCGGGCTGTCGGACGTCGCACCGGGGAGCAGGCCAATTACACCGAAAGCTTGTGCTGCGCTGTGGTTGGCAGCAACTGTAGTGTCTACGCCGTACAACCATTGGGAGTCGTAGAGTGACCCACCAGTGCCGTTGAATTGAATGGTTGTGACCGCCGTGACGGCGTTTTGGATGTCGCGGCCGGTCACGACCAGCCTCAGATGGTTGTAGGTGCCCGGAATTGAACTGAATGTGACTGTCGCCTGGTCGGAGCCGAGCACCTGTCGCGAAATCTGAACCCACGCTCCACTATTGCCGGCCGTGACGCCCGCGACAAGCTTGCGCATCACATCGAGCCACACGCTGGTAATCAGGCGCTTCTCGTTCACAACGGGTTGAGTGCGGGGGAATTCCATTAGTAGCCACCGATCATGGGAGGACCTGCGTGCTGCCGAAGATGACGATGGATTGATCGAAGGTGACGGTCGCGGCGGGCGATAGCCCGTGCGTGCCGCCTTTCCAGTTAAACGTAGTGGAATCGCCAGGGGTCACCGAATCCAACGCCGCCGTCGACGTCGATCCGCGCTGCGTCCATACACCGCCCGCAATGTCGTACATCTTCAGTGAGCACAAATTGTTTGTGGCGTCGTGGATCAGGGCATAGCCGTACGTCGTGTTTGCGAGCGAATCAATCACGGATCCTGTCGTGGAGCTCGTTGGCGCCGCAGAACTGCCGTGAGCACGCGGACCGAAGCCAGACGTACCAGAGCCTCCAGACTTATTCACCCATTGCAGAACGCAATCAATCGTCAGACCGCCAGACGAGGTGCTGACGACGAAATCGATACCGGTGTTTGACAGGTCGCCTGCGAGTGTGGTGCTGATCAATCCCTGCTGAATGACAACCGGCGCGCTCTTATATGCGGTCCAATTTATAGACTGGTCGGCGGCCGCACTGAGATCGATGATCCACGATTTGGCTGAGCCAGAGCCGTTGTAGGAAGAGTTTCGAATGTTAATCGACTTCGGCAACTGGCCGAGATCTGCGCCATTGACCGTCATCGCCGTGAGCGGCGTTGGGGTGGTTGTCCACACACCGCCTTGAGCCACTGTGGAGGCCGCCAGGATCGTTGGGTCGAGAACGGCTCCGATAGTGCCATTGTCCGCGGTGTTCAAAAACTCCGCGTCATTGGCAAGCACATTCGCGCTTCCAGAGCCGCCGGAAACATGACCGACCAGCGAAACCATCGCAAGGACAGCCGATGGGGCGGTCGCCGAGGGCGTGAAGGCTGTACTTAAACGATCCGCCGCAGACGGCGTGAAAGTGCCCGACGCCTGCCAATTGAGGGTATTGCCGGCCAGGACCGTCGTGAACGGGGTTGAAGCGTCTGCCCCATTGACCTGAAGTTTTGCCGTATAGCTCTTGTTAAGGCCCCCGGGGACCCCGGCGAATCGAGCGTAAAGTCCGGTCACTGTAAATCCAGTCAGCACCGGCGTCTCGACCTGAGAGACGTTCGCAACCGCCACCGCCGCGCCGACTCCAGAAACAGATACGTAATTTGCAACAGCTGTTGAGAGGCTGGCGGATGTGACCGACGGGATGATGAAGTCGCCCGCGGTGTTCATCGTAATCGCAACGCCGTCCGATGTCGTGCTCGCCGTTGGGGTGGAGCCCGTAAAAGTCCAATGCACGGCAACTCGATCCTGCGGGTACACCGGCAGACATGGCGACAGGACCAGATGAACTTCGCCGCTCGTGACCGTTCCGTCGCTGTACACGTTCGCGTAGGCCGTGTCCGTCCGGTTTACCTGAAGGGTCGCGGTTCTGCTCTTCGTCGCTCCTGGTGCGGTGTCGAGTTGTGTGTAGAAGTCTGTAATGCAACCCGTGGTGGGGATCAGGGTTTCACGAGCCGTCGAGACCGTCCCTCGTATGTTCCCGGCCAATGGCAGGAAGTCGTCCACCGTGGTGGAAAGGGAGGTCCCGCCAACGCTGCCGAGAACCGTAGTGTAGGCCGCGGTCGGAAAGAAGTTGATCTGCCCCGACAGGCGCGTTGCCGCTGGCGTGTTCGCGGGCGTTGTTCGAATCGTGACAAAGTCGCCTGCGGTGATCGCCTTGTTGGGCGTGATACTGCAGGTCTTTATGGCCGAAGTGATGACACAGGTGCCGCCGGCAGCGGTGGACATGGAACCCGGAGTCGTGCCAGTTCTGAGATCGATGGTCCATGTCGCAGTGCCCCCGGGGACGACGTCGGTGGTGAACGTGGCGTCAGTTACGACACCCGCAGCGGCAATAATCACCACACCGTTCTGAACCGTCGAGGTAGAGTTGCCCGAGCTGGCAAACGGAGCTAGAAAATGGACCGCGCCCGTATTCGGGACGGCGAGGTTCGAGAAGAACCAGGGGTTGTTGGTGGGGGACGCCGCCGCGCCGCCGCCAGACGGACCGGTGCCCAGCAGTAAAAGGCCGCCGTTCTGCGCAGCGATCGTGCACTGAAGGAACGCGAACACGGTCGCGCTGAAAAGGATTAGGAATTTACGCATCGGCGCCTCAGGGAACCGCGATCCGCGTGTACCAAACCTTCCCGGAAACGCGCGAAGAGGTGCTTTGTGCGAGACACCAGTCGTTTCCCGGAAGCAGCGAATAGGGCAGCCCGATCGAGCTATAGCCTCCATTGGCGGCAAAACTCTCCCCGTTGGCTGCAGTCGTCGAGCCGGAATGCGCAAGGGTTCCTGTGCCGCACGTGGTGCCCGAGCCTTCCCATTCGCTGGTAATTTCGGCCGCGCCGGCGACGACGCGAACACCACAGATGACGGTCAGCATCCCGGGCAGGCCCGAGACGACCTTCGTGCTGGCCGTTTGAGAAATCGCCGCATCCGCAAGGACCCTGTCGGCGCACGGATTACGGGAGGGTGGCGGACTCACCTTCAGTCCGTAGCCATCAAATGCCGCGGACTTCCCGAACAACCCCGGACCGGTCAGGGTCACCGAGGTTGGATTGAGCGGCTTTGAACTGAGGGCGGACCGCAGGTTGCCGAAGGCGGCCAACAAATCCGAATCCGCCTCCGCCGCTTCCGTCAATCCAATCCAGATCGGGAACACGCGGGCTGTGCCGGTGATCGAATCAATCGTGAACCGGACATGCGTGCAGATTGCCGAGCCGCGAATCGTATCGCCCGCAAGGGCGGCGCTGCTGCCAATCCGGAACGAGGTGGTTCCTCCATCACGGCTGCATTCAAGAGCAACCGGCAACGCGGTCGGCGTGCCACTCACGCTGTAGGTCAGGATGTGATCGGTCGCCCCGTACGCCGTAATGTCGTACCAGGTGGAGCTGCCCGCCGCCGCCATCGACGGCATTTGAATCAGCGCGTTCTGATTGGTCGCAACCGTGCGTGTCTGCGCTCCAGCAAAGGGCGCGACGATAGCGGCCCACACGAGCGCGATCAGGAGAAGATGCTTCCGTGCCATTTTGGAAAACTCCTTTTTTCCATGAGCGGGACGGAAACCGCCCCGCTCATCAGCTCTCGATGCTTAGAACCCCTGGTAGTAGGTCGCGTGCCACTCCTGCGCGAGATTCGCGGCCGCAGCCGGCCCGACAAAAGTAGTGGCCGTGCCTGGAGAAGTGCTCTTCGCGCAGCCGCCGGTTGCCGGCGCACCAAAGGCGAAATCTTTGTCGTAGTTGATCGTCGCCGTGGCGGTCAGGGAATACTTGACCGCGAACGAGTTGAAGTTCGTCGACGTGGTGACCGCGTTGGTTTGAACCGTCGCTGTACCGTCCTGGTGTGCGCCGTAGTGGAGGTAGCACACGTAGTTGTACATGCCGGGCGGTGGCGCGGGAATTGTGAGCGTTACCTGGTTGTTGACCGCGGCCGTTGAGGAAATCGGGATGACGGCCGTCTGCGCGGGCGCCGCCTGGACGAGACTGCCGCCCGCCGGCAGTGGGGATTGTGCCGAGATTCGCCCAGGGCCGACGAGCATCGCGCCGACCAACACCAGGGCGGCCAGAGACAGAATGGGATATTTGAAACCTTTCATGAGAAATGTTCTCCTTCCATGGAATGCGTTAACGTTTTGAGTTTTCGAAAGCGGTCAGATCGCCGCGACGGCGTCTTCGCCGTCCTTGCCGGCACGGATATCGGCCGACTCGGCATCGAGCGCTTTCTGCGCACCGTTTTCTTTCGCCGGGGTTACGCGAGCGTTGTCGGGCACCCGCTCCATCCAGCGCTGCGAGAAAAGCTTCGGATCGTGAAGATGGAACACGGCGCCCGCTCGCAACCTCTGTCCACGGTAGACGCCGATCTCTCCCTCTCTGACGCGAACGCGAAGGCCTTGAGGCCTCTCCGTGTCTCGCGCGGTTTCTTTGGCCGCGGACTTGCCCGCAGCATTTGCTTTTGCCATAAGTGACCCCTCCTTGGGTCAGGAGGCCGGAGCCGCAGCTCCGGCCTCGATGTGACTAGCTGATCGTGTAACCCTTGGCGTACTTCTCCGCCCGCTCCATGAACATGGACTTGGGCATCAAGAACGCGTCGACGGTGAAATCGACCGTACCGGTGATGTCGTAGTAGGCGCCCCAATACCGCAGGGCGCTCGGGCCCCCGGCCGGAAGCGCGATGAAATACGCTTTTCCCACCGCGATGTCGGCGGTCGCCAGGTCGACTTCGCCCACGATGGTCGGCGTACCGAGATTCGAGGCGGCCGACATGATCGCCTGGAACTTCGCGCTGCCGGTGTTCGTGCCGATCGCCTTGATAAAGACGCCGATGCCCACAGGCTCGCCCACGCCGAGCTTGCGCTTGGGCGTGACGTTGCCGGCGTCGAAAGTGTTGCCAGAAGCCGCATCGGCAGTGACTTGCTGAGCGGCGGACAGTTGAAGCAATGCATCCAAAAACATTTCAGCCCTCCTTGGCTATGTGGCGCGTTAGCTGATCGCCGATTCGGTCTCGAGTAGCTGATCGCACAAGCGGAGAGGAATCCGCCGGAACGTCATCACCTCTTCACCGTCCAGTGTCGTTTCCCCGAGACAACCCGACAGGATCGCGTCGTCGCGGCCCTGGATGTCCAGGAACTCCAGGAGCGTGGAGTTCATGTAGATGCGGGTGTTCTTCTTGTTCCGGATGCGGTGGTACGCCTTGATCAGATTCTTGCGCAGATCCGCGGCGCTGGACTCGGTCGTGAGGTTGCTGATATCGATGTTGCAAATTCGAACGCATTTCCTCCAGTCCCCGACGAAGAGACCGATGTTCCAGGCCCATTTGTCGAGCAGCGCATCCATAAGCGCGCCGGTGACGCCATTGGCGTTCTGGATCACGACGCTACCTTTGTCCTCGTGGACGAGTCCTGCCGGCGTGCCTTTCGGGTAAAGAGCGCACATCTGATCGGACCAGTCGATCATCCAGATCGAACTGTTGTCCGAACCTGTGCCCCCGGCATTGATGATATGGGACGCGTTCGCAGCCGACAAATCGTCGTAGTAGGACGAGAAGCCGACAAACTCTTCGGGCGCCGACGGGTTGCCGTAGAACAGAGTCTGCGCAACCTCCTGGCCCACCGCCTCGACGTGGGGAATCGCTTCCGACAAACGGAACGCGTTCACGTTGCCGCCGAGCTCCGCGAGCTTCTTGTCGACCTGAGACCAGGATTCCAGGTTGCCGCACTGGAAGTCGACCTGGGTCTTGCTGCCCTTGGACGGCAACACGCCGGCGTTGAGCAGGCGCCATGTGGCCGAGGCGAGTCCTGTTCGAATGGTGCCTCGGTGTCCGGTAGGAAGGTTGCCCTCCATCACCGGCATGTCCTTGATGATGTCGTTGCTCTGTTCGAGCAGTTCGATGACGCGCGCGATCGTCCCGTTCGGATCCAATCCTTTGGCGTAGTCCGAGAGCGTCATTGACGCTGTGCTAAGTGTTGACATGATTCCCTCCTTGGAACCTGTTCAGAGTTTCTGTTTAGGAAGCCTTGTTCCCGTAGAGCACGTCGGCTGTGTTCTTGCGGTCGGGCTTCTTGTCTCCCGGAAGTTTCTTCAGGCCGCCGTCTTCTCCCATGGCCTTGCCGATCCAATTGACCAGGCGAATCCACTCGGGATGGTTTCCGTATCCGGATTCGTTGAGCAATTTACCGAGGGAGGATTCCGGGTTTGCTTCGGCGAAAGCGTCCATCACGCGCCTCACGTTGGCTTGCGTTGCCGGATATTTGTCCCCACCCAGATCCTTGTCGGCTTTCGTGTCGGCCTCCCACTTCTTTGCGAGCTCCGGAAGAGAGGCCTTTTGCCTTCCAAGCACGCCGTCCACAACCTCCTGCGTATGCGCAACCAGCTTGGCAGCGTCTTCCTGGGAAAGTCCTCGCTCTCGCGCAAAGGCGGCGATCCTCTCCTGGTCCGCGGCAAGCGGTGAGTTGTCGGCGAATTTAAGTTCGTATTTCGCGGGCACCGCTTTCTTGCGGGCCTCCTCGAGTTGAGTTTTTGTTTCCGCGGCCGCGGCGTCGCGTGCCTGCTTCAGCGCCGCTTCGAGAAGCGGCTTTTGTTCCGCTGTCAGTTGTTCCGACAGCGGCTTGGGTTCATCAGCCATTCGTTACTCCTTTGCTTAGCGATACGACCACGTGGCGAACTGCCGGACGTCGAGGTTCTTGACGGCCGCCGAGGTGGACTCGATATAAAACACCGGCGCCCCCGCGGTTGCCGGGGTCCAAGCGGATGCAATCTTGGTGATCTCCGCTTTGTCTTTGAAGCAGCGCATCGTGCCGTTCGCGTCGATTTCCACGCGGAGCCGGGTGTAGGTCGCCGCGGCCGGCATCACAACGCCGGTGTCCACGCCTGTGGCGGTGGTCAATATCGAAGCGGCCTCATCGGCCTTGTTGTGGGGCGCGAACAGTTCCGTCGCGGCTGTGAGTCCGACGTGCATCAGCAGACCCGCCATGTCGTCCTGGACCATCGTGATGGTGGTCGCCGCGCAGGTTGCCGCGACATCCAGAGCGTCGGCTGCCGTTCCGAGGAACCCGCACCAAATGCCACGCAGGGTGATCGCCGTAACGTTCGTAAACTCCACGTCGATAACGAGGAGTTGGCCGGTGCTGGGCTTCATCACCCCAGCTTCCATACCCAGGGCGATGAGACGGGACGCGGTGGCGGTGGTGGTCAGACGGCCGACCTTACCCCCGACCGTGGCCGTCTGGACCACAAGGCCGGAGTCGCTCACTTCCTTGCCGTGCCCGAAGATGCGCAGTCCGGAGCCAGGCACCGTGTAGGCTGCGGCCGTATCGGCCAGGGCAATGCCGACACCGTCGCCGAAGTCGGCGTGAACACCAAACAACGGGCGCTGCCTGAATCCCACGGGCGTGTAGTACGGGCTGTCCTTCGTGCCTTCGTTGATAAACAGCACGCCGTTGGTTTTGTCGAACAGGAAGCCGCCCGGCTCGATATAGCCGGCGAGCGTCCCTGTCGTTCCACTGGAAGGTGCGCCATCGAAAGACATGTCCCTCAAGGGGTACATGCTTTCCTGGGCGCCCCGGGTTTTGAAAACAAGGTTACGTGGTCTCAGTCCCATCGTCGGAATCCTCCGTTTGCGGTTTCGTTTTGGTTTGGGCGTGCTCGGCCTGGCGCTGTTGTTCCAGGTCGCGGGCGGCCGCCTCGCTCATCATTTTCAGCAGCGCCGTGTTGTCGGCGGCGATCACTTCGTGCATGACGAAGAGACCGACATTGCGCTGCCCTTCGTTGAAATGGATGCCAGTCCCTTCGGCCCAGATGGACTGGTAAATCTTGCAGCGCTCTATCAGGCGCCAAAGGAAACGGCGGCCCTCTGGAAGGCTGAGCAGTTTTCGGAGATCCGTCATCTCCTGCAGGCGCGCCAGCTTTTGTTGGCGCGTCGCACGCTTGACCTGGCCGGCGTCGGCCCCATTGTCGACAGCGGTGTACGGGATCATGCCGGTACCGCCTGCCGAGCGAGACTGTAGTCGCGCGCAGCTCCTGCCATCTTCGCCGCCACGTCCGCCTGCTGGGCCTGAGCCTGTTGCTGCCGGGCCTGGTCGAAGAGCGCGCGAGCATCGTCATCACTACGGAGCAGCTCCGGAGGCACGCCGTAGGCATCCGCAAAACGTTCCACGATCTTGAAGGCGTCGAGCTTGAAGGCGACCTCCAAGAAGTTCTGAGAGAGCGGCAACACGTCGGCGACAAAGTTCCGGAAACTGGAAACGCCCGCCATTTTCTGCGCAAGCGCCATCACCGACTGGTAAGTGACTTTGAGCTTTACGCCGTCCAGTTCGGGCGGCGCCGGCGGGATTTTACCCGCGCGATCGGCCATGCCGTAAACGCGATCGATCAGCGGTTCGTGCAGCTCGTCCTTGTTGCGCTCGACGACAGGGCCGAGGGCGAGGAACTTCTCTTCTTTCCGTTCCAGGATCTCCGTCGCCGTCTTCTGCGGATTGGCGCCCATCGCGTCGGCTTGCGCCAACATCAGAAACAGGGGCTCGTAGAACGCCTTCTGGATCATGTAGCGGATGTCGGCAATGTCCTCGCGGATCTCGCCGACAGGAATATTCACTTCCCGTACCGGCCGGATGCCTTGCTGCTGCTGGAGCTGGTCGACGAAGTTCACCCCTCCCGGGAGGAGGTTCACGCCGACACCGCGCAATTGAGTGGGAACCTGCACGCTCGGGTTGATCATCAACTCGACGCCCTGAGCCTTGCGGCGTGTCATGATCTGCAGGCCTTTGATATCACCCAAGGCCGTGACGCCTGGAGAATCTGTCCCGTAGATGTCTTCGGCCGCGGCTTCCCAGCGCGGCGCCATGACGGGGAATTCGTTGTAGCCGGACTCGCGCAGGAACCGGCCGGTCTCCGCTCCCTTCTCAAACCAACAAGAGGACCACCGCTTGTATTTCGCGAGCAGCTTCGAGGGATCCGCCTCTGGATTCGGCGCAACGAACCAACAGATCTCGGTTGTCTGCTCGTACTCCCCCCGATCGAAGAGTTTCTGCGCTGTTGGCGACAGGGCGTCGTAGCCGAACTCGTCGGCCATTTGCCGGACCGACAGGGTGTACTCGCGAAGGAAGGTGTCGACCTGCTGTCTGCCTGAAAGGCCGAGGGCATACGTGCCGATTGGATAGGGATAGCAGCGGAACAACTCCCGCTCGTCATCCATCACGCCCATGCAGGCCGTGCCAAACAATCCCTCGTCCCCGTAGATCGTCGGAAGCGACGTGTACAGGTTTGAGAGCACCATGAAACTCGCAAGGATTTCGGTGACGTCCGAAAGCCACTGCTTCACCGGCCGGAACTTCGCGAGCTCCGGATCCGGAGTCGAAAGACTGAACCATGGACGCGATGGCGATGTGAGTCCGGAGTGCATGCCGGCGGCGAGTGTGCGGTGCGCAAACGTCGCCGTTGAATCAAGAATCTTCAGGTTGCGCCGATCGCCGCGGTTCCTGTCCGTCACGTAGCGGCGCAGCCGGCCAGGCTTGACGAAGTCGGCGCAGTCCCGCCATTGCGGTTCAAAGCTCGCCTTCTCCATCCACAGCGCGGAGCGGGTCGATTCGTATTGTTCCCGCTTCGTGCGGTTGTCTTTCGTGTCGAGTGCCATCCGTGGCTTTCTTTAAAGAAACCCGATTAAAACCCTGTTCTTATTGCTGGGGCCCGCCCGTGACGTCGTGATCCTTCGACAGTGCGCCGAGCACTGCGATCGCGGCCGCGGGAATAAGGTTTCCCGCTGTGATCGGATCCTGCGTCTTATCGCCTGCCAGGCGAGGGCCCACCATGATGCACATCGCACCCAGGATCCCCGCGAGTGTTGTCTTCCATGACTTCTTCATTTACCTTCTCCTTCGATTACCTGCAGCTCCCGATCGCCGCTGGCTGCAATCTTCTCCCGCGTCAGCCGCGTCAACACGATGCAACCGTGCGACGCATCGCCCGACCCGTCATCTCCATGGATGCGAAACAACGTCCGGCCAAACATTTCATTCGCCGCGTCCGGCGTCAGCCGGAGCGTCACCGGTCCGCACTCGTGCGAGTGGTACGGATCGCCGATTCGATAGACCCCTCGAGGTAGAGGCCCCACGTCGGCCACTGCCTGGAGCTCCGGGGCGTTCTTTCCTCTGCCGTTCCCCGCGTAGCCCGTGTCGATCAGCACGCCGTTGTGGCGCAACGCTCCGGTCTTTTGTTCGTAAGTCCACGTCACACGTGCCCCTCGATCCGGTCCATCCGCTTATGTGCTTCCACAAACCGCTCGTTGTCGCGCACTTCGTGGTCTTTCATCCACTGCAACACCGCGCCGGTCCTGATCAACACCGTGGCCAGCGTGACCACGCCGACACAGATACTGACGATTGTGAGTAAGTGGTCCACGTCTCAATACCCCAACAGTGTCTTTGCCGGCCGCAGATTGCTCTTCATCGCCGCGCCGCCGAGAATCGTCGACGGCGGCAGGGCCTGCCTCTTCTGTGGCGCCGCGGCGCCTAAGATCGTCTGCCGGTCCGGCGCTTCCGGACTAGGTCCTGCGGGCGCATCGGGCGGCTTCGGCAATCCCGCCAGGTCTTTCGTGAACGTGTCGCGCCAGCTCTGAATAATCGGATCCAGCGTTTGCTGCGCCTTGTCGACCACGGTCTTGTGCGTACCGCTCAAACCCGCAAACGACGTCGCGTCTTTCTGGAGCCCGGCAATCTCTTCTTCGAGGCGTGACTGCGCTTTGGTCACCTCGTCGTAGGTCAGCGTTCCCGCACTCCGCTTCTCACCCAGCGGATCCACGATCGCGGCGACGCGCTTATGGAACGGATCCTGGTAGTTCTGCACCCAGAGGCTCTCCGTTTTTCTACCCTGACCGATACCCACCGTCGCGCTCATACCAGATCGCAGGGCCTGGAGCCCTGCGTCATCATCCGGCAGACTTCCGAGCGGTCGCAGTCGTCGCAATCTTCAGGCTCACCACTTCGGGCGTCTTCGTACTTCACCTTCGCGGCATCGCGCGCTTCTTCGAGGGGCCGCCGGATGCGTGGCTCCTCGAGGAGAAAGTCGCGATGCCGCGAGTAGAGTGCGTTTATTTCATCGCGCACCTCCCGAAACTCTTGACGCGCCGTGGCTGTCACGCGGTTGCCGCCTGTGCCTGTGCACGCAATTCACGCCGCGCAGCCTTTCGCTCCTTAACCGGCCGGCGGTCTTTGTCGAGGCGCACGAAGGCGCCCGACGGATGCATGGCGTAGACGCCACCACTGCGCATGCGAAACGGCTTCGCTTCCCCTACTTGCTGTCTGATCCACTCCTGAGTCCAACGATAAACGGTTCGGAATCGTGATCGACGGCCGGCGTTATCCGACGAGGCGTTTTGCGAAGATGGTTTCAATCGGTTCATAGCCCTCCTTGGCCAAGACTTTCCCCAGCATGGGGTGTGCGATTTTCGTGTGGTGGTAGACGACCTCCGCGCCGTCCTTTTTCAGTTCTGCTTCACTGAACCGGATGAGCCCGATGCCGGCGCGGCCGCCGCGATGCTCGGGCGCGACAAACAGCACGTCTTCGACGGCCTGCAGGCTCGTCATGTAGTGCGGATTCGACGACACGAAAAACGTGGCGTATCCGATCAGTGTGCAGCCGCTGGGGAACTCGTCGGGCTCTGCGCCCCTCTCCATGCCGCACGTAACACAGAAACACACTCTTTCCTCGGAGTCCGCCTCGACGGGCGATCCGCCAGCGCGCTGTGTTCTCCAGTTGTGCTCCTGGCGCGCCGTGTAGATCCGCAGAATATCGAGCATCTGCATCTCCTGGTACCGACTCTCGTCGACAGCCAGGGGAATGTCCGGATACGCGGAGATCTCCGCTTTGTGGCGCTCGAGTAACGGCAGTGCTTCGCTGTAGAAACCTTCGAAGGATTCGCGCTGGAAGAGGATCTTCACTGTCTGCCCTCCGTCTCGCGAATGAGCCGGGCTGATCGAAAATTCGGGATGTGCGTTACAGGCTCGAGCGGATCGACCTGCGCTTCGTCGAACCACAGGCTGTCCTTTGGCGCACCACTGTCGCCGATTCCTTCGGGCTGGATCCACACGCGCGGACTCGCATACAGGTATTCAGTTCGCGCAATGACGATGCCGGCGAAACCGCTGATCTTGTCTTTGACCTTCTGCCCCACCACGATCATGCCGCGCGCTCCTTCACATCCCACCGCGGTGCGCTTCCGTGTAGGGATCCCACTCCGCTTGCGCCTGTTGGTTCGCGTCGCGGTACGGATCGAATTCTGTTTTCGCCTGGGAAGAGTTGCGGCCCCGGATCTGGTCTTCCAGTTGCCCAGGCATATCCGGAAGCATGTAGGTCTGCGCCAATGCGTCGGACTCGTTTGGCGACTCGCCGATCCGCGCCTTCACCTGGTCTTTGTCCTCGATGATCAACTTGCCCTGCTTGTAGCTGTAAGTCACTTCGGTGAGTTGCCGCACCAGTCCCGGACAGTTCAAGGGCAGTTGAGCGCCGCCCTTGATGCCCTGAGCCATGTTCCACCAGCCATAAGCGCGCATGTTGTAGTAGCGCGGATCCGGAACGGGCGCGTGATACTGAACGCTCATGATCGTCCCGACGTCTTCCTGAATGATCAAAATATCCCGCGCGCCTGCGGCCCATCCGCCAGTTCCGTCGAGCACTGTCAGCTCCTGGCGCCAGCGCTGGCGTGCGAGCATCACACGATTGGCGATGTTGACGGAGACCGGAGATCCGCGCTTGTGGCGCATCACGATAAACGGCGTTCCTGGGATCCCGATGCGCAGGCCCTGCCGCGGGAAAAAAATCGTCGGATCGGAGCCGTACCGCGACACATCCACTCCAAGCCGCTTCTGAGCCCAGTTGTAGGCCGAGGCCTCGAGATCCCGCTCTTGCGCCTCCTGTACGTCCTTGAGGTCCATCAGCGCCTGAATCGATCCGGGAGGAAACTCTCCAAGAATCGTGGCCATCACCCAGGGATCGTCTCGTCCGTACAGCTTGATCTGCCGCTTCGCGTTTTCCAGGTCGATCCTGGGACATCGCTTCTTGCTGTCCGGATCCCCGGTCATTCGCGTCATCAACCAACCTGGCGTTGTGGCCATGTGGTAGAGCGCTCCACTGTGGCTTGTAGGGTTCCCGCCACCGACGAGCTTCGCGAAATCGTGTTCTGAGGAAAAAATCTGCTCTGCCGACTTCAGTACCGGTACCGGAATTTCCCCGCACTCGTCGAGCGTCACCATCATGTAACGAGCGTGCAGCCCGGAGAGTGTCCGGCCCTGCTGATTCGGGTCTGCTCGCTTCGGCCAGTTGCGCGCCTCGAGAAACCATGTTTCCGGATGGTCGACCGAAGAGAACCGCGTTGCGGTCCATCGAAAGGCACGCTTTAGATATTCCGAGCGTTGCTGCCAGACAGATAGCTCCGGCCAGAAGTTGCCGCGCAAGTTGTCCTCGGTGACGGAAATACAGAAGCCCTTCGGATGTAGCCCTTTTCGCCCATGACAAGAGACGAACCAAAGATTGGCGACAACCTCCACGGCGGTCTTTCCCGCTCCCGTGCAGGCCTGTAGACCTTGTCTCTTCTCGTTGGGATCCTGAGACGGCAGCTTGCGAAGAAAATCCTCCTGCGACAGGTCTGGAGTGAACTTGCATTCCTCGAACGCAAAGGCGACGGGGTTGTCCCGCCAGTATTTGATGCGTTCGGGTGCTTTCATTCTTCATTGCTCGCCTCAAGAATCTCCTCAAGCGTTTTCACCATTCGCAGCTCATGCTTCTCGATCAAGTGGCCTCTCAGCTTCAGTGACAGCTCCGTCATTTCGCGGCGCTCGGCGAAGTCGACAAGGTGAACGCGGTCGACAATCACGCCCTGGTGCGATGCGGTTTTCGTCTGCATCGCGTGAAGGCCCTGGTAAACCCGGCGCGCTAAGAGTTTGTCGGTGACGCCGGCCAGCTCCAGGATCTGAGTGAAGAGCGCCTGAACTGCAGGCCGCTCCTCGATCTTCGCCTTCGCGTTCTCAGCGGTGCTTGGCGCGTATCCTGCCTCGAGCGCCGCCTCTTTTTTTGTCGCGCCGGCCACTCGGCTTCTGACGTACTTTCGCTGCTGCGGCGTGACATCGCGCGGCGATCGCGCGGACTGTCGACCTGGCGATGCCGCTTTCTCTGGCGATCGCTTTGATCGTTGTTTTGCCGCTCCGGACTTGCCGGGCAATTTCTTCTGCATCGACTCTCTTACGAGGGCGACCGAGCCGCTTCCCTTCACGCCGGGCCCGGTCCACTCCCATCTGCACGCGTTCCCGGATCAGCGCGCGTTCCAACTCCGCGACAGCGCCCAGGACCGTGAAGACCATCTTTCCCATCGGTGTCGAGGTGTCGATCGACTCCGAGAGCGATACGAAATCGACGCCCCATGACTTAAAGTCATCGAGCGCCGCGATCAGATGCTTGACCGATCGGGCGAAGCGATCGAACCTCACCACCAGGACCGCGTCGAACTTCTTGGCCTTCGCGTCAGCCATCAATCGATCGAGTTCCGGACGCCGCTCCTTCGCGCCACTCCAGCCGCGATCGGCATACTCGCCAGAGACTTTCCACTTCCGCGACTTCGCCCAGGGCCTCAGCGCCTGGAGCTGGGTCTCGACGTCCTGCCCGTGCTGCTTTGTCGAGACGCGGGCGTAGAGGGCGACGCGCACTTAGGCCTTGTCGCGGTACTCCGCTTTCTCGTTACAGGGATTGACGGCCTCGCCGACTCCGGCGGGCGGTCCATACAACTGATACATCTGTTGGACCCAAATCGCTCCAGGACCAGAAGACACGCTGACGCGCAAGGGTTGCTGCTTGCTTCCGAACGTCAGGAGCTCCACGAAGACGTCCGCGCCGTCGGTGATCGCCTGCCGCTGTTCCGGCGTCAAAGCCCACCGCGTCATTACAGGACCCTCGGTGGTGTTCCCACGAAGGACGCGAACAGGGGTGTATTGCTTTTGCGAGCGGGCTACTTCGGTTTCGAATTCACGGAGTCCTTCAACAACAGGGCCGCTTGCAGCAGACAGAAAACTCAGCATCAAATCTCCTTAAGGCGCGATCGGCGTACTCACACAAAACGACACTTTGAAATCGCCGTTGGGATTCGGAAACTCACTGCCGTAGTTGTGATGCCCGGCAGCTATAACCTGAACTTCCGTTCCCGCAGGGGCGCCGTCGATCGCTTTCACAAGACACTCGACTGCGATATCCGCGTGCACCATGTCGCCACCACAACTACGGTTCGTTTCCAACTGCTGCCGGAGTGACGCCTTCGCCGCTTCCTTGGATCCGCCGGCTGAAAAGTAAAACGACATCTAAGCCCATCGCCTCAGCGCATCGATCGCGGTCAACTCCGGAACAACCTGGTTGGAGTACTTTCCGGTTGTCGCTTCTGACATCAGGCGAACACTCGCCCACTTCACAAGCGAACGTGGCAAACGCCACGCGATCCAAATCCAAATTCGCTCAATGACTCGACCCCTCACAGCTTCACGTCCTCCGCTTCCGTCACTTCCACTTCGAACCGCCGTACGGCGCCGCCGTAGCCCACGCGGTTCGCGGACGCAAACTTGTCTTTCAGTCGCGCCACTCTCCCGTTACCGAGTGATACGGCGCGCCCTGCTGCTAAGTGCAGGGCGAGCTCGTCGGTGAGTGTGTCGGACAGCTTGTAGCCACGCTTACCCGCGGCGATCGCGCGCTGTTGCCGCAGGACCAGTTTTCGCAGGACCTCTTCGCTCAACTCTTTTTTGTTCACCGGCTTGCTCAAGGACAAACTCCCGCGCTGGCATGCGCCGGGCGCAATGAGATCGGATCAATCGAAGGCCCGTAAGAAATCTCTCGAGCTCCTGCCGGTACCGGGAAGCAGACAGGTTCCGGCCGCTGCAGCTCGCACGCCAGGTCCATCCAGATCCGTAGAAAGGTTTCCCAGTTCATCCGATCTCCGACACGTGAACAAATCCCGAACGGCCGCGGCGACGACGTCCGGGCTGACGGAAGTCGAACATCAAGGACAACACCCGCCGCTCGAGTTCCTTATAGGAATAGGGATCGCGAGAAGGGGATACCGAGAGCTGAGGAATGGTTTGCGGTTTGTAAACTGGAGTTGACGGAGCTGGAAAATCCGAACGGCGTTGTCCCTGCAGTGGGCCAGAGTCAGAAAAGGTAAAGGCAAGTTGCGTCGACATCCGTGTCCGCTCCTAGCTTCAAATCACTTTTGCGAAACCTTCATGGTTCCGCACGCCGTTCCTACTTCATGCAGGAAGCGGTTGCGATCTTCGCAGGATGCCGACCGGGAGGGAAGGGGCTGTTTCCCCCTTTACGCTAAACCGTGACAGGCGCTAGTTTTCGGCGCTGGTCTTTCGCGTTCTCTTTGTGGCGGCGGTTGAAGTAGACCTTCCGTGAGGTTTCCGAGACTTCAAATTTCAACTCGCAGTCATCACAGCCACAGGCACACGTGCGGACAACGCGCTTGGACGTGGTGTTCTTCTTGCTCATGGACCGCTATTGTACGGCGCTGTCAAAGGCCGGCGCGTGATCCTTCAGGGAAAATAGAGCTATCGCGTATCTGTGCGCGCCGCCTCTCCTCACACCAGGCCTTGATCGTCTTGCCCACAAGCTCCCCGCGACCCTCCGCAATCGCCTCAAGATTGATAAACGCGTACTTCCCGTCGATTTCAAACGTGAGGAGCAC